TGAACTTGCTGCTGTATCATTTGGAAAATTTCTTAAATTTAAAGTTACTCTAGTTGTACCTGTTTGAGATATAAAGTCTGGTATAAATCTTCTTATCTTCATTAAAAACTCTCCATCACCTTTAAATGTTGCAACACCTGTTACTTGTCCAGTTCCTTGTGCTCTTGACTGTGTAATATCAAAATCTCCAGATAATATGTTTGCAGTTATTGCAGTTATAGTTCCGTTTCTATTTTGATCTGTTCCTGTTTCGTGTTCATAGTATGATGTTCTACCTTCAGTGTTTCCAACAACATCAAAAGACGTATCTGTAGCTGCATCATATTCTAGTGCATGAGGTAAACTAAATACAGCTGAATCTTGCCACATTGTTCTAGCAAGTGTGCCAACAGTCCATACAGGTCTTTGTGGTGATGAGTCAAAATAATTATATGAAACCATTTTGTTTACAACAGAAGATGTTGAACCAGGATAAAACCACATAACTTCACCAAACAAATTATTTAATCCAGCAGATATCATTTGGTTACCAGACTCCATATTTATATCATCGTAAACGTGATCTTCTACTAAACATGGTAGCGATTCTAGTTTACCAGCATATCTAAAAAAACCATTCTCTGACATCCAATATGCAGCACCATCAACTTCTACACATGCGTTTTGTCCTGCAAGTCCACAGTTAGTTCCAACTTGTGAAAAGGCAAATGTAAAAGGTTGACCAACAAAACGTTGTGTAAATAAAGCTGTGTCAGTCCAAACATAGATTGCATCTCTACCTCTGATAGCACCTCTAATTTGTGATCCGTCAGCTAGTCTTTGTGTACCAGCAGTGTTGGTTGCTGTTGGTGTGTAAGTATTAATATTCTCTTGATCTGAGAATCTAATAAACATATCATCTTGTGTGGCTGTATCACCAATAGTTGTTTCTGTTCCATAAAAAACTAAGTGACGATCGGGTGTTGATACAACCATGTGTCTTGATGCAGTCGGTGCACCAGATATAATTGTTGCTCTAGTGTCTGTTGCATTTGATAAACTAGAGTCCCATTCAAATACAGCACTGTCGTGTATTAAACAAATTGCTTTGTCACCAAAATTATCTAGTGACCACATACCAGGTTCTAATACTAAGTCACCTGATGCTGCTTCACCCCATGCAACATAATCACTTGAATTAGTTACTGTAGCTCCATCGCTGTGCGCTGCTCTAGTTGTTCCTCTAACAGCTCTAGTAATTCCTGTTAAATTATTTCCTGAAACACCGGTATAAGATATTTCTTCTGTGCCTACTAAAATAAAATTAGTTCCAGAATCTGGAAAGTTAGTAGTGCTTGTAAGTGTAATACTTGTTCCTGATCCTCCTGTTCCAAAAGCATTATCTCCAAGAGCTCCGTTTAATGTTGTTGTAATTGCAGAACCATCTTCTCCGCCCCAAGATCCAAGACCCCAACCAAAACCTTTTTGTTGAACAGCTGAACCCACAGTGTAGTAATGTTGAACTCTAATACCACCAGATGTAGTTGCACCAGATCCACTTTCATTTGACGGCATTGTAATTGTAATAGTTGTAGTTGTTGGCACAGATGTTACCATAAATTTTTTATTATCAAAATCACTAGCTCCAAAGTTAGATCCTGTAATTGTAGTAAAGTTATCTAATAAAATAATATCTTGAGGATTAATACCATGACCTGTTGAAAAAGTTATTGTAACAGTTGCTGATCCGTTAGTCGTGGTGAATGCACTTGTAAGCGTTGTTGTAGTTTTAATTGGGTGTATATCATAAAACACACCTCCAGAGTATGCATATAAAATTCTGTTTGTGCCTATAATAGCGTATCTTCTACCCAAACTATTGACATAGTGATGAAGTCCACGGCCTGCACCTGTCAACTCATTTTCGTTTAGTGTGCCTAGCTGATTCCAACCACCTATTTTTTCTGGTGATCCATATCTAAATCTAACATTATCACAATCTACCCACTGCCCTTCGGCACCTGTAGGTGTAATTTGTTTGTTAATACCGGGCTGAAATCCTATTTTTTGTAGCATAACTATTTAATATATAAGGTTTTTAATTAACTGTCATCTTTTAAAAATTACTGGTAATTTATATTGATATTTAATCGTATTTGTTTGTCTGTTTGAGTAATACTTCTATGTTTTAAATTGCCATCAAATAAACATATTGAATTTGCTATAGATTTAAAAATCTTACCGTCTTCAAATTCTGTATATCCATCATTAGTATTTAAAGAATATAATGCTACTTGATGTTTATTATTACTGTCATCAATATGAAAATTATGTTTTATATTATTTAAATTTTGAGTGTATAAATTAGCTTTGGCTCTTAATAATCTATTAAACTTAATTTTTGTTAATAATGGAAAAATAATATCATTGAAATAATTACTTGTTATTCCATTTTCATTATAAAAAATATGATTAAACATAAATCCAGCATTATCATTAGGATAAGAAATGTAAGATGTAAAATACCAAGGAAAATTTGATTGAGTAATTATATTATTAATATTATTAAAAGTATTTTTATCTAAATAATTTTTAATTATTTTCATACAAAAGTAACACACATATTAAAAGCAATAGATATTCTATCTTCATCTGTCATATTTGGTTCTACTGAATGATAAACATAAGATGGAAATACAATTAATTTATTTTCTTTTGCTTCTATATTATATGAACCACTATTGTATTCGTTATAATGAGACATACTGTTTCTATATAAACTTGAGCTAGTAAATGCTGGATTAGGATTTTCTAAAACAAAGTTTCCACTATTTTTAGGAACTTTTAAATAATAACAAGCTGAAAAATCACAACCAGCATGATTGTGCATTTTATTATAATCTTTATTTTTATTACAATTAAACCAAAGATTAGTTACATTAATGTCGTAATTTTTTGCAAAATTAAAATTACTTACATACTCTTGAATATGGCCCATACAAGCATAAATAAATTTTTGTATGGTAGAATTTTTTAAATCAACATCGTTAGACTGCCACCCACCCCTATTAGTTGCTATACGACCTTTAGAATTTTTTCTTTGGTCAATATAAAATAATAAAAGTAGATTATCTAACTCATCGTTTTTTATATAAGTTTCTTGAATACCAACAGAAAAAGGATTTAATAACATTTGTTATTATTCCCAAATTTGATTTTCCTCATTCCACCTATTATCTGTCATATCTTCATTTGGTTTTGGAACTGGAGCTTCCCATTGTGCGGTTTCTAAATTTTTAGTCCAAGATGGATACGGTTGAGGTGGAAAAAACATATTGTTAGAACTATCCCAAATATAACCTTTACTTGGAAAATTTTTTCTAAAATTTTTATTATAAGAACATTGTACCCAGTTAGAATCACCAGTTAATGCTTCAAGAAAATCAACACCTAATTGTTCTACCTCATTACCATCTTTATCGGTAATAATTTCATTTTTAACAACATTTACTTGAGTAACTTCGTTGTTAAGGTTTATTTTAGCAAAATGTGCCATAGTTTTATTTTCTCCTTATTGTTTGTTATGCGGTATAGCTTCCGTTTCCTGTGAAAGTCAATACTTTGTGAGAACCAACGTCAGCTACATTTGGTGAGCCACTTGTTGAGCCTGAGTATTGTGAAGTAGGTATTTTTAAAAGTACAATACCGCTTCCGCCGTTTCCTCCAAACGGAACAGTTCCAGTGTTATGACCACCGCCACCAGCTCCGCTTCCAGTATTAGCCGTAGCATTACTTGCGCTTCCAGTACCAGTAGCTCCAGCAGTAGCACCGCCAGAACCAGCAGAACCATTTCCGTTACCGTTTTGGTCAGCACCTCCGCCACCGCCACCAGCTCTTGTTACAGATGAACCAGTTATTGTATCAGCAGTTCCGTTACCGCCATTTCCACCAGAGCCAGTAGATCCATTTTGTCCAGCTTGTGAAGAACCTCCACCGCCTCCACCTACGCTTAGTGTTGCAGTGTCGCCACCGTCATTACCTTGTCCAGAAACTCCGCTTCCGCCTTGTCCAGCATCTGAGTCAACATTTTGACCAGCTCCACCTCCAGAACCGCCATCAACTCCGTTAGTACCCTCTGCCGCACCACCTCCACCTCCAGTAGAAGTTATAGAACCAAAAACAGAATTACTTGCTTGAACAGCATTACCGTGACCTCCATTTCCAGAAGAACCAGCACCAATAGTGACATTATAAGTAGTGCCAACACTAGGAGTTATAATCCCAGTACGGTATCCACCTGCTCCGCCGCCGCCTCCGCAGATGCCGCCTCCGCCGCCGCCTCCAGCGACAACTATATATTCTATTGTTAGAGGAATACTGCCTCCACCAAAACCTAATATTTGATAACCAAAAGATTTATGTTTTTGTGCTCTAATTAATGTTTTTTTATTAGAACCCTTTCCTGTTTGAGGAAAAAAATTTAATTTATCATCCTTCATAATGTGCTCTTATTACGCGTCGTTAGCAGCATCAGTAGTAAAGAATAGTTTAATACCTAATAGTTTTGCATCAGCTGATAAACTATCTGCAGATACGTCTCTAGATATTTGAAAAAATACATACTCATCTGTACTAGGTGAGCCTGCTATTGTGACTGCTCCACTTTCTGCTGTTACTGCTAAATCGTTTGCTGTACCACTCATTGCTTTAGCTGTAGGTAAAACTGCAGTACCAAATGCAGTGTTTAAATCTCCATTATCTGCTAGTGCCACCCCTTGTAAAGCCCATGCTGTAGTTCCAGTGTTTGTTGAATTTGCTGTAAAAAATGCTTGAAAAGTTACTGTGCTTTCATTCCATGATTTAGGAAAAGCAACAGCAAACTGTGCAAATTCGTCTGAGTCTTTGTCAAAATCTAAAGTTTTAATTTCTGGTCCATTTGATAATTCTGTTTGTGCAAGTGCAGCACAACCGTTTGTAGTGTTTGGATACATAGCAACTGCTTTAGCAACTCCAGTTCCGTTAGGAGCAATAGTTATATCTCCATTAGCTGCATCTGTAATTGTAATTGTTCCAGAGTTTGTTCCAGAATTAGTATCTAATATTAAATCGTGTGCCCCACTAGATGTAACAGTAGCATTCGCTGCTCCTGTTCCAACAACTGTTTCTCCAGTTCCTTTTGGCTTAATAGCTATGTCAATGTTTGAATCATCACCCGTTGCTGATAATGTTGGATCATTTCCTGTTGCAGCGTTAGCGATTGTAAATTCATTTACCGCAGAACTAGTAGCTGTAAGTAAGGCTAATTGATTTCCGTTAGTATCTAAAATTGAAGTACCAATTTTAGGTGAAGTTAAAGTTTTGTTTGTTAAAGTTTGTGTTCCAGTTGTTGTAACGTCTCCGTCACCAAAAGCTAAAGTAATAATATCAGGATTAGTTCCATCATTAGCTGATGCAAATATTAATTGATCTCCCTTATCTGTTGTGGAAAAAGTAAATGAATCTCCAGATCCAGATACATATTTAAATTGTACTGTGTACGCACCTGATGTTGAATTTCTTAAAATATAAAAAGTTTGAACATCTAAAGGTATTGTTACGATTTGATTTCCTGTAATAGTTCCAGTAAATTCTATCATTCTATGTGCAAGAACTGCACCAGTTGATCCATCAGAAACAGATAAAGTTGTTGTTTGTGCACTACCAGCAATTGATTGCTGAGTAAAGCCACCTGAAATTTGTTCTATAAGTTGTAAATTTGTATTAGTTTTAGTTCCCCATGTTCCGGCGTTTTCACCAGTTGCTTGAAGTTCTACTCCTAGTCCCGTATATGTTGATGCCATATTTTATCTCCTATGCGACGTCACTATAGCTTGTATTTGATCCACTTGCAACATTTGAATACGAACTATTTGATCCTGTTGATTGATTAGAATAGGACGAATCAGACCCTGTTGTTGTGTTACTATATGATGTATTTGAACCAGTGTCAATATTGCTAAAAGAGCCGTTTGACCCTGTGTTTATATTTGCAAAAGCTTGAACTCCGCCCTCTCCTTGTAAAGCAGTAATCGCATCTAAACTTAAACCAACAACATCTGCTGGTGTTATAGAACCCACCGCTAAAGTTGCAGATACTCCTGTTAAACCAACAACATCTGCTGGTGATAAAGATCCAACAGAAGATGTTGCCGAAACACCTGTTAAATCTACTAAAGAAATAGGTCCAACCTCTAAAGTTCCAATACTTGTTGTTGCTTCAATACCTGTTATTTCTGCAGGTCCAAATTCTAAACCTAAAGTTCCAACATTTGTTGTTGCAGCCACACCACTAATAGCTGCTGGACCAAATTCTAAACCTAAAGTACCTTGACTTACAGTAGCGTTTAATCCAGTTAAAGAAGCTGTTGGACTAATTACAAAATTTACACTACCAACATTTGAGGTTGCTTCTACACCGGATATACCGACAACATCTGCTGGAGATATTGATCCAACACTTGCAGTTGCAGCATTACCAACTAAACCTATAACTTGATTTGGAGATTCACCCCAAGAATTATCATTCCAAGCATCTCTACCCCAACCAACTAAAGTTCCTGAATATGATAAAGTAGGTGTTGCAAAAGTAGATTCTACACCTGAAATATTAACACCTAAACCAATACCAAGACTTCCAACTTGTCCTGTCATTTTGAAAGCAGGACCTACTTCTAATAAATATGTAAATACTGGAGTTATACTTCCTATAGTAGCAGTTGATTCCACACCAGAAAGAGATACAGTTTCATCTCTACCTTCATTCCAGTCAGCTGTGCCCCAAGATAATCTTCCCCAACCTGTTTGATTAGATTCTTCTGTTTGTCCTAAAGATGCTGTTAACTCAAAACCTGTAGGTGTAATTACAGGATCAAAACTTTCACCCCAAGGCTCCTCTCCCCAAAAATCTCTACCCCAACCTTGAGCTGCATATGCTACTAGATCTCCTAAAGATGTTGTTGCAGATACACCTGTTGGAAAAACTATTTCGTCATTTATCTGACCCCAAGAACCATTATTCCAATCTTCAGCACCCCATCCTGTTGTTAAAAGTGTAGAGCCGCCCCATTGAGATTGATCCCAAGTAAGTCTGCCCCATCCTGAAGTAACATCGGGCACTGAATGGACCCTCCTATGCTATACGAATAATCGCGTTAGATGCGTCTGCTGTTGGAAATTGAATAGTAAATGTTCCACTTGATACTGTTTTGTCACCACCAAAAGCGATAACAGCAACAGCTTTGTCAGATTGTGTGTCGTTGTAAATTAAAGCACCATTTGCAGTAAAAGATGCAGAAGTATAACTAACATCTGAAAAATCACAAAATGCTGTTGTTCCAGAAGTTGTTGGCGTAACACTTGTAAGAGTTGCTCCACCTGCAGTGTATGCAGTTCCAGATGAGTTTGTAATTTCATTTGATGTTGAATAAGCTGTTGTGCCTGCACCTAAAGATGCATCACTTGTAAATAAAGCTATTTTAAAAGTGTTTCCACTCGTAGCTGTAAAGTTGTGTGTTCCAACTAAAATTTCTTGTTTAAAACTTGTACAAATTGCCGATGTTATTGCCATGTCCTATCTCCTATGGGTTTGCTGAGGTAACCGGTATTCTAACTGCTCCGTCTGTGTAGTCATCTCTTCGTCTTCTACCGACTTGCTCATTAGCAAACTTCTGTACCTCTTGTTTATATTTATTTTCGTATAAAGTCAACATGTCTATCGGACCTTTTAAAAATCCATAAGTTTCAGACAGACAACAATATAAAAGACCATTTGGAAAGTTAAGACTGATATAATTAGTAGTGTTATCTGAAGCTAAAGTAGTTGGCATTTTATTAAAATGAACTCTAAATTTGTATGTTGCATCAGGAACAGGGGCTACAAAAATACGTCCAGAATTAGTATCTCCATCTCCTGTTGCTCCTCCAAACATTCCATAGTATTTAGGTTGTCCCCTTTTTGCTGATTCCGTAGATGGTATATATTCTTGTAAATATGTTACATCTTTTTTTTCTAACCAAACGTTTGCACCAGTTGTCGCTGACGTTGAATCATATACTTGTATACCTCTAATAAATAAAGCACCACCCGGTGCATTAATAGTTTCTTGACCTACAACTAAATTACCTATCTGTTGCACTCTATCTGCATCAATAGGAACATCTCTCATTATTCTATATTGTGCGTTTAAGATTATATTCTCTAATATATCAGTTGTTAAAACATTTGAATCTGTTTCTGTGTAATTTCTAATCTGTGTAACTAATCCACTATAACTTAATCCAGCCATTATTTAGAATCCTTTTTATGTTTTTTATTTATTTTTTCTAATTTATG